CTTTATATTTTCTCCGGGGGGTAATTTTTGGGAAACTTTTTAGGCGGTAGAGTTATATTTTCACTATCACATGTTGTACAACCTCCTTTCTTGAATACATCATAACCATCTCTACCGTCTAGAAAGTTTCCCAAAACTATATCCTAAGTAACGAACATGCTTATAAAACTGTATCTAAACCGTCAGGCTGTATTTTCGATCTCCTTTCAGCAGCGAGCGCCTAAAGCGACTGATGATTTGGGTACAGTTTTATGGGCATGTGCTCTTGAAATGAAAGGAGATTCATGAAAAAAGAACATAAACCGCTCGATCAGTCCAATCTCTCGTCATCTCCAACTAGAGAAGGACGAGAAAACCAGCTGATAGCGCTGGCTTATGACTTGGTTGAGCAAAGAATACGAGATGGCACGGCTACATCTCAGGAAACTACACATTTTCTTAAGATGGGTTCATCACGAGCTCGCTACGAAGAACAACTTTTAAAGAAGCAGATCGAATTAATGGATGCTAAACGTGAGGCTCTGGAGTCTGCAAAGAGGATCGAAGAACTATATTCCAATGCACTCACAGCGTTCAGGGATTATGGTGGCGGAATTATTGGTGGTGGCAATGGTGAATAAGTCTTACCATGAAGCAATACTCATTCCGGACTTTACCGAGCGGTATGAGTATCTTAAAGTAACCGGAGCCGTTGGTGATCCTACATTCGGTAGTCATCGATATTTGAATCAGCTTCTATACAAAATGCCTGAATGGCGGAAGATACGAAACGATGTAATCATACGCGATAATGGTTGTGATTTGGCTCACGCCGAGTTCGAACTAGGTGACCAGCCAGCTTACATTCATCACATCAATCCGATCACGATAGACGACATACTCGAAAGAAGACCGTGTGTCTTCGATCTAGACAATCTTATAACCACATCTTTTAGAACCCATCAGGCAATCCATTACGGATCTGCTGATCAGATACCCAAAATATTTGTTGAGCGAAAACCATACGATACATGTCCATGGAGGTGATTATTATGGAAAGCATACTCAACTCCATAAAGAAACTCCTCGGCCCGGAGGGTAGTTACGATGCATTTAACAATGATCTTATTCTTCATATCAATACTTATCTGCGTGTTCTTAATAAACTAGGAGTAGGTGTAGAGAGATTCCGTATTACTGACGAGACGGCAACCTGGAACGACTTCCTTGGCGAGAACGATGACTTGCTGGACGATGTTGAGACCTATATTTACTTGAGAGTGAAAGTAGTCTTTGATCCTCCCGCAAGCTCTATTGTCATGAACGCAATGAAAGAGGAGATAAAGGAACTCACATGGTACTTGAGAATGAGTGCCGAACACGAAGCAAAATAGTTAGAGGGAGATTTATGAAAAAGACAATCATTGTCACTCTTGAATTGGACTCGGAGGAAGATATTCCCATCGAAGAGATCAAACGGGATATTGAGACAGAGATTAACTGTGCTACATACTACTACGACGTTAAGAGCGTTGAAGAACAGCAGTAACTCCACTAAATACCTCATTTACACAGTTAATCTGCCAAAATACGCTAAAAGGGGTGATTCCATCGGGCTTTGTATACTATAATCCGAATCCTGAAAACAAAATAGTTGGCGATTGTACCGTTAGAGCTATTTCTGTAGCTATGGATATCACCTGGGATGAAGCTCATGACGATCTATGTGATTTATCCGGAGAGATGCACGATATGCCTTCCTCAAACAATGTTTGGGGAGAATACGTAAGGCTACACGGTTTCAAACGCCACATCATTGAAGATACGTGCCCGAACTGTTACACGATTGCAGACTTTGCTCGTGACCACAGAACGGGCACTTTTCTTGTTTGTACCGGAACACATGTAGTTTCTGTTGTCAACGGCGATTACATAGACACATGGGATTCTGGCAATGAAGTACCAGTGTTTTACTGGAGGAAAGGAGATTAAATGCCAGGTTATAACATGCCTACTTACAACAACATAAATCCACAGGGGTTTATGCCAAATGCAGCATGGGCTTCACAGCCTATGCCAAATGTGTATCAGCCTCAGACATCAACTCAACAGCCTTCTTCCAATCTGATGACTATCTTTGTCAATTCCGAGGAAGAAGTTCTGAACTATCCGGTTGCTGCTGGCCTCACAGTATTACTTCTGAGTTTCAATCTCAAGAAATTCTGGTTGAAATCGACGAACACTAATGGAGTTCCACAGCCGATCAGAGTCTTCCCGTTTACGGAAGAGATTCAACAGTCAGCACAGACCACAAACAATCAAAATGACTCAGTTACGAGAGAAGAGTTCAGAGCTCTTAACGAGAAACTTGAGAAACTGATCAATGATCTGGGAGGTGGGAAGTAATGAATTTTGGAAGTCTTCTCGGCGTCTTGGGTATGGCTCGACAAAATCCTCAGCGGGTTGTGGCTAATATGTTGCAGCAGGCGTACAACTCTGGAAGGATCGATCAAGGACAGTTTCAGGTCTTGAACGCGAGTCTTTCTAGTGGGGCAAACCCGAACATTATCATTCAACAGCTTCTAAACAGCGGCGTTGCGTCTCAGCAGCAGTATGAAATTGCTAGACAGCAGGCCGCTTCTCTTAACAGTAAATAAATTTCTGGCCGGAAATTTAATAGTAACTTATCAATTCGAAACTCAGAAGAAACGAGGTATAAATCTATGAGTTTAGTTGACGGAAATGGACTGTCCGCAGCGGACATTGCAGCAGTCACAGGTAACAACAACGGTGGTTTTGGAAGTTTCGGTGGAGATGGGGCTTGGCTGATCCTGATCCTTCTTCTCTTCGCTGCTTTCAATGGTAACGGATGGGGTGGCAATGCCGTAAACGGTGGAATGGCCTATCCTTACATGATGGGGAACATCGACAATGGTGTTCAGCGTGGGTTTGATCAGTCTGCTGTAATGAGTGCGCTTACCGGTATCAATGGAGCGGTCACTAACGGCTTCTCCGATGCTGCAGTAGCCCAGTGCAATCAGACGGCAAGTATGCTGCAGGGATTCTCTGGCATTCAGATGCAGATGGCAAACGTAGGATCCAATCTTACGAATGTCATGATGCAAAATGAGATGGCTAGGCAGCAGTGTTGCTGTGATACCAAGCAGGCTATTGCTGATCTGAAGTATACTGTAGCAACTGAGGCTTGCGCTGATAGAGCAGCTGTGTCTAATGCACTTCGCGACGTGATCACTGCCGGCAATGCCAACACTCAGGCGATCCTTGACAAGATGTGCCAGCAGGAGATCGATGCTTTGAAGGCGCAGAACGCTAATCTGCAGACTCAGCTTAATATGCAGAATCTGGCGGCTTCTCAGGCGACACAGACTGCACAGCTTGTGGCTGATAACAACGCTCAGACAGCTGCACTGATCAATAGGATCGCTCCTTACCCGGTTCCTGCCTATAATGTTGGCAACCAGTACGGAAATTGCGGATGCAACCAGAATAACTGTTGTGGAGTAGCGTGAGGAGGTGACGCATATGGCTGAGTATTCAGCAAATGCGGTGCAAACCGTTAATCCAGGTGAATCCGTTATTTTTACAAACACCTTCGCACCCTGCTCAAGGGGAGTAGTTCGGCATAGAGATGATACCGGATCATTCCTTGTCGCTGGCGGTCCTATTCCCAGACGTAGGTGTGGCTGTCTTGCGTACAATGCGTACAATCCAGTCCTTGTGGAGTTCGGCGCGAATATTGCTATTCCGACAGGCGGAACTGTAGGAGCAATCTCCCTCGCACTGGTCGTTGATGGAACCACGGTTCCTGCCAGTACGATGATCGAGACTCCTGCAGCCGTGGAAGAGTATTCAAATGTAGCTGTTGCAGTTAGTGTCCCCGTATGGGTTGGCTGCTGCGAGACAATTAGTGTGAGAAATACTAGCGATCAGCCTATCCTGGTTCAGAACGCCAATATTATCATCACACGTGATAACAAAGCGGTTGCGGGCTTTTAAGAAAGGGGGTATGAAATATGGATAAGCTTTCAATGGATACACTTGAGATGCTTGAAGAGCAGATTAAGACAGTTCTTAAGAAGGGCGATATTTCTCCCCAGGAACTCTCTGCTTTAAAAGAAGCATGGGAACTTCGAGCCATGATCAAATGCTCGGAAGAGATGGGTGACGAATCATACGACATGATGCCTAGATCTTATATGATGGATCCTAAATACATGGATCCGCGCCAGGCTTCCTATGAAGGCGGAAGCTATCGACGTGGAAGATCCATGACGACCGGTCGTTATATGAGTCGCGAGGATGGCTATAGTAGCGGAGGCTACAGCGGCCATAGCATCAAAGATCGTATGATCGCTCGGCTTGAAGGTATGTACGACGAAGCCAAGAGCGAACACGAGAGGGAAGAGATCCAGAAGGAAATCAGAAGGATTGAATCCGAGAAGTAATTAACCGCGAGAGGGATGGCATAAACTGCTGTCCCTCTTTTTTATGGAGGTAGATATGAACCCTGAATCTCAAATGGTACTCACCGCTATTATCACGGCATTAACCTCGTCAGGTGTCATGTCTTTTATTATCTACCTTATTCAGCGAAGGGATAAGAAACGAGAGAAAGAAGAGGCTAATAATTCTGCTCAGAGTAGGATGCTTCTTGGGCTCGGACATGACAGGATTATTTATCTGACAGACAGATTTGTCCGTCGCGGTGCAATTACTTTAAAAGAAAAACGAAACTTAAAATTCCTCTGTGACCCCTATTTCGATCTTGGCGGAAACGGAGATTGTAAGATCGGTTACGATGCTTGCGATAAGTTACCGGTAGTTTCAGAAGATGAAGCCGAAGTCATGGATGAAAGGCTTAGGAGAAAGGAGTATGGGTATGAAACTGAATAACAAAACTTATGATGTTCTAAAGTGGATTGCGCAGATTCTTCTTCCAGCCCTTGCTACTCTGTACTTTGCCTTGTCTAAAGTATGGTCTCTTCCGTATGGAACTGAGGTTGTAGGAACTATCACGGCAATTGATGCGTTTCTTGGCGCTCTTCTTGGGATCAGTTCCGCTCAGTACAACAAGGACCCGAATTCTGGGGGTGAAGAATCAAAATGAACGTAATTTACTATGAACTCACAGAATACGGTGATGACGTGCTGATGCATCATGGCCGAAAGGGCATGAAGTGGTATCAGCATATCTTTAGTGCGGCTAAGACTGCTGGTGGAGCTGTTGCTTCTGGCGCTAAGTCTGTTTATAAGACTGGACAGAAGGTTCGAAACGATCGGATCGAAAAAGCCAAGACCAATGCTATTAACACCGGCAACTACGAGGAGATAAAGAAGTATGAGAAGTACATGTCTGACACTGATCTTAAGAAAGCCCAGACACGTATGGAATCTAATGCTAAACTTAGAGATCTTCAAAGAGACGCTGCACCTAGCACGAGTGTTCAGAAGAAGATCGACAAAGCTGTTCGTAAGGGCGACTTTAAAAAGTTGATGAAGCTCGAGAAGCGGATGTCTGACAAAGATTTCAAGGCGGCCTATGATCGACTCGATACAAGGCGAAAACTCAAGGACATGAACGATCAGAGAGTTCTTGAAAAGGGTATCAAAGTCATAGAAACCATCGGTCGTGTTGGTAGTGCGGTTCTCACTATTAAACAGGTTTCCGCCGGCCTTAAGAAAGCCAAAGCTGACAAAGCAGAATCGGAAAAGAAGCGAATGGAAGCCGACGAAGCTATGAAGATCCTTAAGAGCGGCCAGAGTAAAGGCTATCAGAGCGCTATGGATAATCTAGCAAAGGAAGCAGCCCTTAATGTAATGAAGAATGAGTCCGAGGGAACTATTAAGGAGCGGACTCGTAAGGCTAATAAAATCTATAACGATTTTAAAGCTGCACAGTATAAAGGCATATCGGATAGAAACGAGAGAAAAGCTGAAGCAAAGGCCAAAGAAGAATCTAGACAAAAGCAGTTAGCCGAAACCGCAGCGTCATTAGAACGCCAACGCCTGGAAGAAAATCTGAGAGAAGCGAAGGCCGCAGCCGAGGAGAAACTTCGAAAGAAAAGATAGAAAGGAGTGATAGCCAATGCTTTCTAACACGGCTACTCCGATCTACTATGGAATGTTTCGCGACGCTGTAATGCGAGGAGAGATACCAGTCAATCAAGAG